ACAATTATTTTTTTTAATTTATTCCATAGCTTTAAAGTTATCTCTGCATCTTTTTCAGCATAAGCTCCAACTTCCATTGCAGGTAGTCTCCACATTTCAGCTTTTGCATCTAGTCCTCTTTCTTTTGCAGCTTGAACTAATCTTGCTTCACTTTTACCTTCACCTAAATGATGCCAAGATAAAGTATTTAGTGTGTATGAAAATCTATTTTCATTTATAATACTAGCTGCAATCATTGTATCTATGATTAAACCATTGATTTTTATACCTAAATTACGTATCCAACATACGTCATACATTGCGTTATGGAATATTTTTGTAGCTGGTGATTTACAAATATCTCTAAACCATTCTAAAGTTTTTTCACGATCTAAGTTTGGTCCTTCTTCATGTGCTATTGGAAAATAATTTTTGTAGCCATTTACAGCAACAGCTATACCTACAACTTCACCTTGTCCTGATATTGCACCTGAACCAGTTGATTTTAAATTAGGGTCACGTGTTTCTAAGTCAATTGCAATTTCTTCTGCTTCTCTTAGATCAGGAAATTCTTTTGGAATAATCCATTCTGTTTGTGCTACTATCATATTAAATCAAATATATATATTGTCATTATAATTAAACCAAATATTTCTGTGTAAACATTCATTTCTTTTTTAAATCTTTCATTGTTTTTATTTCTAATTCACAATAATGAATTATTTTTTCTAAATCTTGTATGCCATTTTTATTTTTATAACGACACACGTACTTTATAACGTTTCCCTGGAAAAAGGAAAGGTCATTCTTAGAAATAAATTCATAAGGCTGAATATGAAAGTCTTTGTAATGAGATCCTCCAATTTGTTTATCTTGTGGAAATGCTTCCTTAAATATATCTTTGTTTGTCATAGTGGGTAGGCCTTTCTTGTTTTGTTTGCTAGTTTAAACATATAGAGATTGTTTTTTGCACGTGTGTACGCTACATACCAAACTCTATGTTCTTCGTCTGCTTTGTCTTGACTTTGATTCATTGCTTTAATTATTTTATCACCAAGATCTAAACATAGAATTACATTGTCTTGTTCTCCACCTTTGATAGCGTGAATTGTAGAAATCCATATCCGTGAAGGTTCATCTAAATTTTCTTTGTTCTCAAACAAACGAACTAAATATTCTTTGTCATCATCATGTGCTAATGAAAATTCTTCAAACCAACCTTTATTTTTATTCCATTTAACATTTCCAATATAATCTTTTATGTCTTTTATGTGTTCCTCTAATAATTCCTCACCTTTACGCCATCTTTCATAATTTTTTATAGCTCTATATAAAGTTACAGGAATACTTTTACCTTTATTACTTTCAATGTATAAACCTTTTTCTATTAATATTTCTTCTATTTTTTTTAATTTTGATACAGTTCTAGCTAGTATTAGCCACTTACCTTTAATTAAATCTATCTCATCTAAGTTATAAATTTCTTCTGATATACCTTTGTAATTTCTTGGATAATAAAGTTTTTGTTTTTTTATTCCAACTATATTTCCTATGGCAACTTTAGATTGTTCTTGTACTGCTTTTGATATTCTTTTTGAATATATTAAAACTTTTTCTTTTGCAGGTTCTTTTATAAATCTACTTACATCTGCTCCAGCCCAAGCAAAAATAGCCTGGTCATCATCTCCTGCTAAATAAATATCTTTAGCCTTAGTTTTTAAAATATCATACAGTTTCCATTGCAGCGGTGATAAGTCTTGAGCCTCATCTATAAAAATAACATCAAACTCTGGTATTTTTGTAGGTTGATCTGTTAGATTTTTAATCATGTCATTAAACTCAAATATCTTTTTTTTACTTTTATAGTTAGATAAATTTTTATTTATGTGGTCTAAAGTAATCCAATCAACATCTTTAGGATCATACTCTTCTAAATTAAATTCTTTTTTTAAATTAACGTTTCTATTAAAAGCTCTCTGTATTATTTGAAAATATGTATTTTCAAATCCTAAATAAAATGATTCGTCTTTGTTATAACGATCATAAAATTTTACTTGTAAATTTAATTTTTTACCTAGTTCTTCATAATGATAAGGTTGCATTACATCTTCTTGTATCATTCCTAAACATTCAAAAGCTAAAGCATGTAATGTTTTAAAATATCTTAATTTTTTATTTGCAAAAGGCATTCTTTCTTTTGCTTCATCTGCAGCTTTTTTAGTAAAAGCAAAGTATCCTATACGATCTAAAGGTACACCTATTCTCGCATAAGCTTTTGCTCTGGATATTAAACGATGTGTTTTACCTGTTCCAGGTGGTCCATAATATTTATAAATCACACTACTTCTTCTTCACTTTCAATCTCTATTGTTTCGTTAACTTCTTCTTTTTCTTCAAAAATAAATAAAGGTATTCTTGCCGCTCTTATTGCTTTGAATGGTTTATCTTCATCATCTTTACCTGGATACCTTTTTTGTTTACCAAACAAAACTCTTTTATCTTCATCTTTATCTTCATGATTGAACAGCTCTCTTTCAATCATATAAGATGTTTTCTGTGCATCATGTTTCCATTCTTCATTTTTTAATTTATCTAAAAATTTATCAAATACAAACCACGCAAACTTTTCTTCTACTAGTGGTCTACCACTTGAAAAAGACATAAAGCTTGTTGCCTGAGCCCCGTATATATGTTTCTCTAATAATTTCTTTAGTATTTCTTTTGGACTTGTACCTTCTGCAGGTTCTATAATTTCTATTTTTTCTTTACTACTTATTGATTTTAATATTTCATCAAATTGATCTTGTTTAATTGATGGTGCTACAATTAAAGCCTGTTCAAATAATACAGTTTTAAATTCATGTACTTGAGTTAGTTTATATGTATTTTTACAATGCAATTGTACTGTTTCACTTTCTTCAGCATTTTCTACAGTGACTCTCCACTCTGGATTAGGTTTTATATTTATTTTTTGTAGATTACTTAATGTAGGATAGTTTGCTTTTTCTCCTGATAGTACACCAAATTTTCTTTTTACACATAATGCTTTCATACAATTTGGCTCAAGTAATGGATCAGTACAAGTAAAACCTTTCTTTTGTTTCTCCCAATTTTTTATTTTTGATTTTATATGATCATCTGTCCAATGCTCATCAAAAGAAAAATACTTTCTACCTGCTTGTAATACCATTTTTTGCCAACTGTCTGTATATTTTTTCTTAGCAAAAACCATGTAGTTATATAAAAATCTATCTCTACCATCTGTAAATGTCATGATTTCTTTGGTCAGCTTTTGTAGACATGGTGGACCATCTTCAAATTCTTCACCCCCACCTTTTAGTTCTGAATAAATTAAATCTTCCTTTATCTTTTTAAAATTTTTTGGATCAACTAAATTTAAACCAACTGTTTCTACAAATTTCTGAAATGTCATTTGACTACCATCTGGATCTAATGCTTTTCTATCACTACCGTTGTAAGGTAGATTAATGAAGTTACCATTAGATACTGTACCATCACTTGATATAAGTTGTGTTTGTTTTGGAAATACTTCTGTTGCATGTGGTAGTTTAAATGCAACTAATAGTTCTTCTAAAAAACTTCTTATCTCTTTTGCTTTAACCCACCCAGTGGTGAATACATATAAATGTAGTCCACCACTTTTAGATAATATGGGAATAATCGGTAGGTTTTTATCTTGGATGACATCAAGATAAAATTTTTTATCAATAGGATATTTATCTACATCTATAGCACCAAATTTTGCCATGCCTTCATCAGTGCAAGGTTGTATACCTATTGATTTAATTCCTTTTATATGATCTTCGTAGTCTTGATCTGTAACAGGAGTCTTAGTCCATTCATGTTTCCATTTCTTCTTGCCTGTTACTTCGTCGATGTATCCATCATCAACTTTACAGACACCATAACTTCTTTGTAAACCTGTAAAATATTCTATATATTCTTTCATTTGTCATCATCCTTATTAATTTTTAAAGGCGCTTCCAGTCTCCCTTCGGCGCCTTATACTCACTGGCCGTGTATTCCCAATGGGAAACTATATAATGTCTTTTGATTTAGTTTCTTCAACTTTTTCATACTGAGGTTTATTTGAACCCTGTGATACTTGTTTTTGAAACTCTTGAGCCATCATGTATATAGCTGCATCATCTTCCTTAGATACATCTAACATTTTATTCATTGATGGTTTGTAGACATGCCATCTTTTATCTCCTGCATTTTTTTCTACCGTTTGTAAATTAAAAACTGCAGAATATGCTGCCGGTTGAAAAGAACCTTCATCATCTGTTATTCTTAAATTAGAAATAAGATCATTTAGTTTTCTTGCCGGTGTAAGATTAGATGATCTCATAGTGATCACTGCTTTTCTTGGCGCACCATCTACCATTACAATTACAAAAAAATACATGGTTTTTTCAATATAGTTACCATTCTGTAATCTATATTTTATACCTCGCATTTCTTCTTTTGCTGTAGCAGGTGGAGTTAAATGTGTTCCAACAGGTGCTGATGGACTATCTCCCATTTCTTGCCACTCTGGCCATCTAGTCTGCGTATGTGCTACGATAACTTGAATGCCTTTTTCACCATCCATAGGTTGACCAAAACTACTAGAATATAACATTCCAGGTTCTGCTCCTTCTACATGTTTGGGACTTCGTGTATTACATTCTGGTGATAGTTGATGTAATATTTTCAGAATTGGTGTTGACACATCATCTGATTTTATCTCCTCTGCACCTTTGCCTGAATCAGCTCTTAGATTTAGAGAAGCGAGTGCACCTGCACTTTCTTTTTTTACTACTTGTTTATTCATACTATTTTACTCCTTTATTAGTTTAGTATTTTATTAGTTTACTTTTTATTAGTTACACTAGTTCTGTTACCTTCTAGTATATTAAATAGATCAGCAGGAACTTCATTACCTTTTTCTTTCCATTCCCGTATCACTACTGAGAGTTGAGAGTGGTGAACACTTTCCTTTTGAGAAGGTTCATAGCCACTCTCCCTCGCAAGGTTAGCATAAGCTATTGCCTTGTTATCTTCGCTTTGACCAAAGTTAACTATGATTTCATTTTTCACAATATCACCTAAGTCATTGTCTCGAAGCCATTGTATTGCTTCTAGCTTTTTATCCGCTTTTGCTGAAGCAAAAAACTTTTTATTAACAGATAGTTCAGAACCATCTTTTAGTTTTAAAGTTTTTAAATTTTGTTTATTCATTATGTCAGGAATAACAAATTCACTAATATATTTTTCTTGTGATTTTAATTCTTTTAATTTTATTTCTGCTGCTAAAACTTCTGCACCAATAGATTTAAACTGTTCTATTGCTTCTGATAATTCATTAACATCAACTTTATCAGTTTGATCAGGCGCATCTTGTCTTAAATTTATATCCATAATATATCCTTTCGTAAAAGATATATAGGATAGTTATATTGGATTGTCAATACTAGTTTTGAAAAATATTTATTTCTATTGGATAGTATGTTTTTTCTTGTCTGTCCCATTTCAACAACTTATATTTTCCGTTGGTCATATCAGAAACTATTGAACATGTCACTCCAATAATAGCAGGATCACCAGATAATAATAAATAATCATCAGTTGTAAAATTTTTTAATTTATCTCTTATTTGAAAAATTAAAGGACCAGGAGAAAAAATCATTTGAGCTTTTGCAGGAAGCATAACCGTAATTTCGCCATACTTTTGTGCGCCCATTACATTATATTTTGGTTGACCACTTTCTCTATCAACAGGTATGTCTTGAACTAAATATACTTTAGAATTATTCTTAGTTAGATACTCAGTCATTTCGTTGTATTCTTTTAATTTCATTATTGACTTTTATTCTTTTGCACATTATATAACAAATTAGAAAGAAAAAGCAAATGAACTACAAATTTAAAACTAAGCCGTATGAGCATCAGTTAGATGCATTAGAGTCTTCTTGGGATAAAGAAGTATATGCATACTTTATGGAAATGGGAACAGGTAAATCTAAAGTATTATTAGATAATGCTGCCATGCTTTATGATAAAGGTGAGATAAATGCGTTATTATTAATTGCACCTAAAGGTGTATATAAAAACTGGTATGATTCAGAAATACCAACTCATATGCCTGATCATGTTGATAAAAAAATAGTTCTTTGGAAAACATCAGATAAATCTATTAAACAAATAAAAAAATTAAATACTTTGTTTCAATCAGGATCTGATTTAAGAATTTTAATTATGAATGTAGAGTCATTTTCATCAGGTAATGGTGCTGATTTTGCATATAAATTTTTATCTGCGCATCCTAAATCAATGATTGCTATTGATGAAGCAACAACAATAAAAACACCTACATCTAATAGAACTAAAAACATATTAAAATTAAGTGATCATTGTAAATACAGAAGAATATTAACGGGTTCTCCTGTAACTAAATCACCTTTAGATCTATACTCACAATGCCAGTTTCTTGATCCTTGGCTGTTAGGTCATCAGTCTTACTATACATTTAAAGCTAGGTATTCTATCTGTAAAAAAATTCAAGTTAATGGTCGTCAAGTTGAAATAGTTGTTGGATATAGAAACTTAGGTGAACTATCAGATAAAATAAAATCTTTTTCTAAAAGAATATTAAAAGAAGATTGTTTAGATTTACCAGAAAAAAGTTATGTCAAGCATTATGTTGAGCTTACAAAAGAGCAAAAAAAAGTATACGAGCAAATGAAAAAAGAAGCAATAGCTTTTTTAGATGGTAAGATGCAGTCTTCAGCTACAGTTATGACACAATTAATGAGACTACATCAAATTACTTGTGGACATTTTACTGCAGATGATGGTACCATAAAAGATTTACCTTGTAGTAGGCTTGGTGAATTAATGAGCATACTTGAAAACGTAGAGGGTAAAACTATTATATGGTCCCACTACACACATGATGTAAGAAGAATTATTAAAGAAATAAAAAGAGTATATGGTGATGATGCTGTTGTAGATTATTATGGTGCAACCGATACTGATGCAAGATCAGCTAATATTAAAAAATTTCAAAACGATGA